GTGCACGCAGGCCATGCGGCTGTGCCTCGACAAGGGCCTGATGAGCCTCGTCAACGAGGTGAAGCAGGACCGCGAGCGCGCCGAGCACGAGGCCCGGCGCAGCCACGCGCCGCGCATCAACCCGTACGCGCAGTGAGGTGCAGTGGACAAAAACACAATCTCCGTGGTAAACGCCAAGGCGAGCGCAACAGGGGCCTGCCGGTATGAACGATGACGACATGGAAGACGTGCTCGAGGGCGAGTACATGTCGCTGCCCGACGAAGACGAACTCGTCGAGGATACTCCCGACGGCGGCGCGATAGTCCGGCTGGACGAGGAGGAGACCGCCAAGGGCGAGGGCGAGTTCTACGCCAACCTCGCCGAGAGCCTGTCCGAGGGCGACATGAAGACGCTGGCCTCGGGCCTGCTCGACATGATCTCCAAGGACAAGGAGGCGCGCAAGAAGCGCGACGAGCAGTACGAGGAGGGCCTGCGTCGCACTGGCCTTGGCGACGACGCGCCGGGCGGGGCGCAGTTCGCCGGCGCGAGCAAGGTCGTCCACCCGTTGATGACCGAGGCGTGCGTCGACTTCGCCGCGCGCGCCATGAAGGAGCTGTTCCCGCCCGAGGGTCCGACCAAGGACTACGTGCCGGGCAAGCAGACCGAGGAGAAGCTCGCCAAGGCGCAGCGCAAGACCAACCTGCTCAACTGGCAGATGACGGTCCAGTGCCCCGAGGCGCGTGCCGAGCTTGAGCAACTCATGACGCAGGTGCCGCTTGGCGGCGCGCAGTACATGAAGCTGGGGTGGGACGAGAAGCGCAACCGGCCGACGTTCCTGTTCGTCGCGATCGACGACATGCACCTGCCCTACGCGGCGACCAATTTCTACACCGCGCAGCGCCGCACCCACGTCCAGTACCTGACGCAGCTTGACTACCGCGACCGCGTCAAGAGCGGCATGTATCGCGACGTGGACCTGACGCCGCCGGGCATGGAGCCTGAGCAGTCTGAGGCGGGCAAGGCAAACGACAAGATCGAGGGCCGCGAGCAGACGAGCTACAACGAGGACGGCCTGCGGATCGTCTACGAAGTCTACGTCATTGCCGAGATCGGTGACGACGAGGAGCCGTCGCCGTACATCGTCAGCGTGGACAAATCGACGGGCAAGGTGCTCGCGATCTACCGCAACTGGGACGAGGAGGACGAGACCCGCGAGGAACTGCAGTGGTTCGTCGAGTTCCCCTTCATCCCGTGGCGCGGCGCGTACCCGATCGGCCTGCCGCACATGATCGGCGGCCTGTCTGGCGCGGCCACGGGCGCGCTGCGTGCGCTGCTCGACGCGGCTCACATCCAGAACACGCCGGCGGGCCTCAAGCTCAAGGGCGCGAAGATCGGCGGCCAGTCCGAGGCCCCGGTGCCGGGCGAGATCAAGGAGATCGAGGGCGGCCTGAACGTCGACGACGTGCGCAAGCTGTTCATGCCGATGCCCTACAACGCGCCCTCGCCGGTGTTGTTCCAGTTGCTGGGCTTCCTGATCGACGCAGGCAAGGGCGTGGTGCGCACGGCGATGGAGGACATCGCCGACCAGAACCCGAACGCGCCGGTTGGCACGACACTGGCTAAGCTTGAGCAGGGCATGGTCGTCTTCTCGGCGATCCACAGCCGGCTGCACGACGCCATGGCGCGCATGCTGCGCGTCCTGCACCGCCTCAACGCCATGTACCTCGACGACGAGCGGCTGGAGAACGAGGCGGGCGAGGAGCTGGCCAGCCGCGCCGACTTCGAGGGGCCGCTCGACGTTGTGCCCGTCTCCGACCCGAACATCTTCAGCGAGACGCAGCGCTTCGCGCAGGTGCAGGCCATCGCCCAGCGGGCGCAGATGCTGCCCCAGCTCTACGACCTGCGCAAGGTCGAGAAGCGGCTGCTCGCCACGCTCAAGGTGCCCAACGCGGACGACCTGCTCGTGCCGCCCATGCAGCCCAAGGAGCAGAACGCGGTCAACGAAAACGTGGCGGCCACGCTCGGCCGCCCGATCATGGCCTTCCCCGAGCAGGACCACCTCGCGCACCTCGCGACGCACGTCTCCTACCTGATGTCGCCCGCACTTGGGCAGAACCCGCTCATGGCTCCGGCCTTCATCCCGACGATCCTCAACCACTTCAAGGAACACATCGCGCTCTGGTACGCCACCGCCGTGGTCGAGATCAGCTCCGAGGCGCTTGGTCAGGACATCGGCGCGGTGATGAAGGAGCTTGGCCCGGACACCGAGGACCGGCGGGCGCTCGACCGCATGCTCGCCGAGGCGGCAGCCGTCGCCGCCGCGCAGAGCCAGCAGGTGTTCGCCAACCTGCCGCCCATCATCCAGCAGGCGCAGCAGATCATGGCGCAGTTCCAGCCGCAGCCCGTGCCCGACCCGAAGGTCGCGCTCGAGCAGCAGAAGCTCCAGCAGCAGGCGCAGCTCGAGGGCCAGAAGCTACAGGTTGACGCGCAGAAGATGCAACTCGAGGCGCAGGAGAGCCAGCAGGACGCGGCCATGGAGGCGCAGAAGCTGCAGCTTGAGATGGCCGACACGCAGCAGGACAACCAGACGGACCTCGCCGAGCTTCAGGCCCGCGTCGCTATCGCCGCGCAGCAGCAGCAGGCCGAGGACGCGCGCAAGCAGGCCGAACTGCAGGCGCGGCTGGCGATGAATGCCGAGGACAACGCCACGGCCATGCAACTGGCGGCGGCGGAGATTGCGAGCGGCGAACGGGTGGCTGTCTCAACAGGAACCGGCATAAACCCAAACCCGAACCAGTGAGGTAGACATGGCCAAGACACCGACCAAAAAGACACCGACCGAGAAGACCGCCGCGCCGCAGCCTGCGGCCAGCGACACCAAACCAGACACCAGCGGGCGTGCGCGCGTGCTGGCAATGGGCCAGAAGAAGGAAGACTGACATGGCGAACAAGAACGACGCAGTCCTGAGCAAGGGCAAGAGCACCGGCCCGATGACGGCCGAGAACACGAACATGCACAAGCTGCTCAAGATGGGCCAGCATCCGAAGTTCGAAGTCTCAGGCGGCAAGCAGACACCCGCATGAGGCTTGAGACGTTGCTTCAGCGGCTGGAGGCCGAGCAGGCCATTCTTGCGCGCCAGTCGCTGGAGCAGCCCATTCCGGGCGATTTTAACTACGGAAAAGCCGTGGGAATGTACGCCGGCCTTGAATTGGCCAAGCGCGTCCTGATCGACTTGGTAGCCGAGAAGGACAAGAGAGACTTTAACCTATAGCCAGCAGAGGAGCGAACATGCAGGCTTACGAAATGAACAAGGTCGAGTTCTCGTTTGATGACGAGGATGACGCATTTCCCGAGATTGATCCGGGCGTGAAGCCCTTCGGCAGCCGGGTGCTGCTGCAGATCAGGCGGGCCAAGAACAAGACCAAGGGCGGGATCATCCTGTCCGGCGAGACCCGCGACACCGAGATGTGGAACACGCAGGTCGCCAAGGTCCGAGCCATCGGCCCGCTTGCCTACCACAACCGCAACACGATGGAGCCTTGGCCCGAGGGGACTTGGGCCGACGTCGGCTCCTATGTGCGGGCACCGAAATACGGGGGCGACCGCTGGTCAGTCCGTATCGCAGACGGCGAGGAAATCATCTTCGTCTTGTTCAACGACCTCGACCTCTTGGGCCAAATCACGGGCAGTCCGCTCGAGATGAAGGCCTTCCTGTGAGGACGATAAGGCTGAAAAGGAGCCGGTCACATGGCTGACAATACTTTGACTGAGAAAGACGAAGACACCGAAGAGCTGGTGCCCGTAGAGACGCCGCCCGAAGACGCCGAGGCCGAGGACGACGCCGATGAGGGTGAAGATGAGGACGAGCGCCTAGCGCAGAGCGAGGACGACAGTGAGGAGGACATCGCCACCTCAACCACGCACGCCAAGCGCCGAAAGCGCCGTGAAATCCAGAAGCGCGCCCGCGACGCCGCCCGCGCCGAGATTGAGATGCTGCGCCGCACCGTGGCTGACCTGCAGCAGCGTGTCGGCGGCGTTGAGAACCACGCCGTCTCGACCAACGTCCAGACGCTCGAGGCGCGGCTGCAGCAGGCCGTCCGGCAGGTCGAGCAGGCCGAGAGCATCATCGCCTCTGCCACCGAGGCGGGCAACGGGCAGGATGTCGTGGCGGCCATGCGTATCCGCGATCAGGCCATCGTCGACGTGCAGCAGTTGCAGCAGGCGCGCGAGCAACTCGCCCACTCGCAGCAGCAGGCACAGATGCCGCAGGTCGATCCGGCCGTAGTCAACTACGCCCGGCAGTGGATGGAAGCCAACCCGTGGTACGACCCGCAGGGCCGCGACCGCGACAGCGCCGTGACCAAGGCCATCGACAACGAGCTGGTGCGCGACGGCTACAACCCGACGACGCGCGAATACTGGGAGGAATTGACCAGCCGCGTTGCCGACGCGATCGGCGACGAGGGTGAGCCGAAGACTACCCGCAGGCGCGCCCCGCCGACGGGCAATACACGCCAACACGCACCCGCAAGTACCCGCAAAGAAATATACGTGACACCGGAGCGAAAGCAGGCTATGATGGAGGCTGGCGTATGGGATGACCCCGTACAACGCCAACGCTATTTGAAGGCGTATCAGGCTTACGACAACGGTTCGGCTCGCTGATTGAGGAGTGAGACAACATGACGAAAGACACTGAAGACGCCAAGCTGAAGAAGGACTTTGACGTAGTAGGTCGCCGCGAGGCTACGAGACACGGAGATGACCGACAGGTCACCGAGGATCGTGAGATGAGCGAAGACGACCGGCTCGAGATGTTCCGAAATCAGTTGTTCAACGACGCACTTCCTGATTTGCCGGACCTTCCGGGCTATCATATGTGCTGGCTCACCACGACCAACCCGCGCGACCCGATCTACCGTCGCATGCAGCTCGGCTACGAGCCTGTGAAGGTGGAGGAGGTGCCCGGAATGGCCCACGCCTCGATCAAGACCGGCGAATACGCCGGGATGCTCGGGGTCAACGAGATGCTCGCGTTTAAGCTGCCCTTGAGCCTCTACGAGAAGTTCATGCAGGAAGCTCACCACGACGCTCCGTTGCGGGAAGAGGACAAACTCGCCGAAGTCGCGGAGATGATGCGCGATCAGGCCGAGAGAGCCGGTACGACGATATTTGAAGGCGATGGCATGTCGGAGATGCGTGAATACGCCCCCCGACGCGGTATCTTTACCTAGGCGGGGATAACGCAACCCAGTTTAGGAGTGAGCGCAAATGGCCTCTACTTCTTCGCCTTTCGGGCTTCGGCCCGCGTACTCTCCGAGCGGTGTGGTTCGCCCCACCGCTTACGAGATCGATGCGACGTATGCGACTACGATCTACCAGTATCAGCCGGTCAAGCTGAACAACGGCTACCTTGAGGCAGCCGCGGTAAACGACCGTTTCATCGGCACCTTTCAGGGTGTCGAGTGGACGGATACCGATGGCCGTCGCCGCGTGAGCAACAAGTGGAGCGCCC